CCACTCCCGCAATGGCCTCGGCTCCCCTGGCAGCGGCGGCGGGCGCGCCCCAGGGGACTAGCTTCCTCGGATACAGCGTGGGGGCATCCGAGGAAGCTGCTCTTTCCGTGCCCACCGTGGCGCGGGCGATCAGCCTGCTCTCTACCGTCTGCGCAACGCTCGACATTCGCAGCTACACGCTGCAATGGACGGGTCAGCAGTACGAGAAGCTTTACGTCGAGGGCGAGAGCTGGATGACCCGTCCCGACCCCAGGACAACGCGCAATTTCATTATGAGCAAGACTGCGCGTGATCTGATCCTGTACGGCCGGGCGTTCTGGATGATCACCAGCAGGTACAGCACCGGCTACCCCGCGACGTTCCAATGGCTGCCGGCGAATCTGTGCACGACGCCGGACAATGCCCCGCCCGAATGGTTCGGGCCCGCCGACAAGGTGCAATTCAACGGGCAGCCGCTTGACATCGCGCAGCTGGTGCAGTTCCACAGCGGCAGCATCGGCGTGATCTATCAAGGTGCCAGGGCAATTCAGATCGCTCTTAGGCTTGATCAGTCGGCTGAGCGTTTCGCCACGAATGAGATTGCCGCCGGCTACCTGCAGCAGAAGGGCGGCGAACCGATGAGCGGCGAGGAATTGGCCGAAATGGCCGCGGCGTGGGCTGCCAACAGGCGCACCAATGCGATTGGCGCTCTCAACGAGCTGGTGAGCTTTGAGAGCTTCGACGTCGATCCGTCCAAGCTGCAGCTGGTGGAAGGACGGGAGTATCAGACCAAGGAGCTCTCGCGGCTCATGGACATTCCCGCCTACCTGCTGGCAATCGATCAGTCGGGCATGACGTATGCCAACGCGCAACAGGCGCGGCAGGATCTGATTCTTTTCGGCGCGAGGCCGCTGCTCCACGCAATCGAGGAACGGCTGAGCATGGATGACATTCTGCCGCGTGGCCGGCACGTTCAGTTCGCAGTCGAGGACTACCTCGAGCAGTACATGCCCACCGTCACCGAGTCGGCGGAACCGCCGGCGCAACCTGTGGAGCAGTCAGCATGATCCGTTTCAACGCCAACCCCGATCTGATCACGGCCGAGGCCGGCGAGGACGGTCCCGCACGCATCGCGGGCATCGCAGTCCCCTGGGGCACCATCGCCACCGTTTCCGGCGGGCAGAAGGTGCAGTTCAGCCGCGGGGCGTTCGACGTGAATCAGAAGCCGGCCAAGTTGGTCGAAAACCATGACCTGACCCAGCTGCGCGGCGTCGTCGATGCGCTTGTTGACGGTGATGATGGTCTTGAGTTCGAGGCCACCCTTGCCGACACGACTGCCAGCAGGGACGCTGTTGCTCTGCTCAAGGCCGGCGCATACGACAGCGTGAGCGTCGGGGCCAATCCCACCAAGTTCACGACGGACGCCGAGGGCGTGATGAACGTGACCGAGGCCACTCTTGTCGAGTTGAGCCTTGTCGCAGTTCCCGCTTTCTCCGAGGCCGTCATCACCGAGATTGCCGCTGAGGCCGAGGCCGAGCCGGCAGAGGGGGAGCAGGAGCAGGACCCGCAGGACAACGACAACACCGAGCAGGAGACTGAGGAAATGTCCGAGGCCAAGATCGAGGCCGAGCCCATCGAGGCCGAGGCCACCATCCCGACCCAGCCGATGATCTACGCCACGAAGGCCGAGCTGCCCAGCGCAGTCGAGTACCTGTCTGCCTACATCAAGGGCGGCGCGGAGTTCGACAAGGTGAAGCGTGCCGTCATGGCCGCGGCTCCCGAGGTCGGCACCGCTGACACGCCGGGCATTCTGCCCACCCCGATTCTCGGGCCCGCGTACAACAACTACGTCGGTTCCCGGCCGGTTTGCGACGCCATTGGCGTCCGCGCCATGCCGGGCGGCGGCAAGGTGTTCATCCGTCCCAAGGTCATCACGCACACCAGCATGGGCGGTCAGGGTGCCGAGTTCGACACTCTCACCCAGGGCACCTTCGAGGTCGATGACATTCAGGTCACCAAGGCGACGTATGGCGGATACGTCAACATTTCCGAGCAGGACCTGGATTGGACCGACCCCGCTGTTCTGGCCCTGATCCTTGAGGACATGGGCCGCATCTACGCTGCCACGACCGAGAACGTCGCGGCCGACAACCTCGTGAGCGGCGCGACCAACACCGAGGCATTCGGCGCGGCGGCGACCGATCTGGACGACCCCGCGAAGTGGGCTATCTGGATCGCCGGCGCGGCGCAGGATGTGCTTTCCAACAGCGACGGCAACTTGCCGACGCACCTGTTCGTCTCGCCGAACGTCTGGGGCAAGCTGATCAGCCTGCAGGACACGGCGGATCGGCCGCTGTTCCCGCAGCTTGGGCCGATGAATGCCCTGGGCACCCTGGGCCCGCAGTCCCTGGCGGGCAACGCCTTCGGGCTGTCGGTCGTCGTCAGCCGGTGGTTCGCCACCAACACCCTCATCATGGGTAACGCCGACGGCTACGAGATCTACGAGCAGCAGAAGGGTGCGATCACCACGGACAACCCGACCGAGCTCTCTCGCACCCTGGCGTGGCGTGGCTACTTCGCCACCTGCATGCTGGACGCCAGCAAGTTCGTCAAGGCGACGTTCACCTGATCCTGACGGACTAGACCGCGACTGACTGCCCCATGCCTACGTTCACGATCAATTACCGGCAGGTAACTGACAATCATCTGATTGTTCAGACCCTGCAGCCGACGGACATAGGTACGGGGCAGTCAATCGCCATTTCGGGACTGCACGCCAACCTCGATGGAACGTACATCGTGGTGGATGTTCCCATCTACAGATTCATCGGCGTGGATGAGGAAGGCGATCATCTTTTTGACCCCGATGAAATCATCCTCAACCAGCTGCTGGTCAGCAAGAACCATGGCGACATTGAGCGCGGGCCCGTAAACGGCACGCTCACATGGACGCCTACTTGCACTTGGATCACGAATCAGATGGTCATCGATTGGCTCGGTATCGCAAGCGCGACGACCAATGACACCAATTTCATTACCAAGTGCGTGGCAGCTGCGAACGCATACGCATCGCGCCGGCGTCGGGAAGCGGGCTACTTCGACAGCCTGACGACTGTGCCAGGGGGCGACGTCGAGCTCGGCACGATCATGTACGCCGCGGCGCTCTACCGTGAGCGCGGAAGCGTGGATTCATTCGCATCCTTCGAGCAGATGGGCACGCCGGTTCCGTTCGGCTCCCATGGGCAGATCAATCGCCTGCTCGGCATCAACCGCTCGCAAGTGGCATGACCGCGACCGGCATTTTCGCAGCTGCGCAGAGCACCGTCGTTTCGACCCTGACGGCTCTCGGGCTCAAGGTCGTGACCGACGTGCGCAATGCCAGGCCGATCACGGTCTTGGTCGATCCGCCTACCTTCACGGCGTTCAACAGCAACATCGCCGAGATTGAGATTGACCTCAAGGTGCTGGCCGCACCGCCGGCGAATCAGGATGCCACGGATTACCTGATCACCACGGCCGACACGATAATGAACAGCAGCCTTTCCCTCATCAGAGGGATTCCAGGGGTCATTCTCATCGGGGGTCAAGAGGTCCCGACGTATGACCTGACCGTTCGCGTTTCTACCATGAGGAGTTAGCCGCAATGGCGACCACCACCTATCTTTCGCAGCCGGGCGTGATCACCGTCGCCACGGTTGACCTTCGTGATCAATGCTCGGCGATCAGCTTCACGCTCGGTCAGGAGCCTCTCACTTCCACGGCGTTCGGCGACACCGGCCAGCGGATGGTTGGTGGCCTGCAGACCGTCGAGGGGACCATCACGCTGTACGGCAGCTACGGAGCAACCGAGGTCGAGGGCGTCATCGCCGGCGAAATCGGCCAGGGCGATACCACGATCGTCGTCAAGAAGGCCGATGCGGTCGTGGCGGCTGACAACCCCGAGTGGACGATCACCAATACCATGATCGCCAACTACCCGGTGAGCTACACCGTCGGTGAGCTGCAGGTGTTCGAGGTCAGCTTCAGCGGCGGCACCTGGGTGCGCGACGTCACTCCGTAACCACGACCAAAAAGGGGAACGTCTGTGAGTGCATCATCTGCAGTCTCGGGCGACATTCAGTTCACAATGGACGGCATCACGCACGTCGTCGGCATTTCGTCAATCAAGAACACCGTGGCATTCGAGCGTCATTTCAATGTTTCGGCCCAAGTGCTGTCAATGAGCCCGCGGGTCGAGTACATCGCTTTCATGGCGTACAGCGCGGCCAGCGCG